CGCGTTTCTCGGCATAAAATACGGAGGCAAATGACGGTGGACGGCCTCAGGGAAATGCTCAAAAGACACGAAGGGTATAAGCGTAAGCCCTATTTCTGCGCGGCAGGAAAAAAGACCATCGGCGTCGGCTGGAACATGGAAGCCCACCGCCTGCCGGATGACATCGCCGCATTTTTGCGTCTGCATGGCTGCATCACTGATGAGATGATCGAGCGGCTTCTTACCATCTCCCTGGATTCCGTGATGCGGGATTGCCGTGAAATCTTTCCGGAATTTGCATCATACACGGAAGGCCGGCAAGCGGCGATTATCGATATGACGTTTCAGATGGGCGCGGGGATCTGGAACGGAACGACGGCTGATCTGATCAAAGCCGGTAAATGGAGCCGGGCGGCGGATCGGGTGAAAACGTGGAAGTATCACCGGCAGACGCCGGAGAGGGCCGAGGAAAATATCGCTTTATTGAGGATGGGATAAATGACGCTCATCGAAGGAATCAAAGTTGACGGCGGGGTCGTGAAGGACACCCTGGGCGCGGTCGGGGGGCTGTTCAAGGATATCCGCTCGGCGATCACCGGCAAAATCGATCCGGACAAAGAGGCGGAGCTTGCCCTCAAAATAGCGCAGGCGGAAACGGCCCTGCTCACCACCCAGGCGGAAATCAACAAGATCGAGGCGGCGAATCCCAATCTGTTCGTGAGCGGCTGGCGCCCTGCCGTGGGGTGGTGCTGCGTCCTCGGGCTGCTGTACGCATTTCTCATTCAGCCTGTTCTTTCATGGGCATCCGTCAATTTCAAATGGCTCGCGCCTCCCATAATCGACACGGCAGCGCTCTATCAGCTCCTTCTCGCCCTCCTCGGCCTGGGCGTAATGAGATCGTATGAGAAAAAAACGGGCGTGGCCCGGAATTAAGCGGAAAGGACACCCTCATGAAACAGAAAATCATCATCATGGGATCCGCGCCGGATGGGAAAAGAAGCTCAGCGTGATCAGGGATAACGTCCGCTCCATGTCCGGCTGGACCAGGGAACTTCTGGGAGCGCCGGAGGAGGTAAAAACATGACAAACGCAATAGACCTTATGAAGGACGCCCTTCCGAAGTTTTACGATGTGTTCAAAAATGGAAATGTTGCTATCGAATCGCCGGACGGGGAAACGAAGCTGGAAAATATTCCCGCTATTTTTTCGTTCGGCGAAGGGCCGGAATACCAGGGCGCCGACGCCCCCGGCACAGAAGGAAAGGTGCGGTTTATGGTGAGCGATGTCGCAACGGTATCGGCAGGCTACACGATCTATCGCGGTGAGGAGCAATGGCGGGTACTGGGAGGCTCCCAGAAAACGAGCGACGATCTGGAATGGATCGTCCCCATCAGCAGGAGGACAGTGTAAATAATGCCGGACATATTTGTCGATACACGAGGGGAATTCGGGCTGGACGCCTGGGAGAAACTCATGGGCGGCTTCCCGAAACACGCAGGCCGGGCCATTTCCTCGGCCCTGAAATCAGAGGGCAGCCGCCTGCAGAAGATCATTAAACTGTACATCCAGCGGGGCGGTGTGGGATCACCCTGGCCGCCGCTCCATCCGCATACCCTGGCGATTATAATGGCAAGACGACGACAGGCGCGCTGGGCAGCGAGAGAGAGAAGAGGCAAAAAGATACGTGCATCTACAAAAGCAAAATATCGAGGCCACAGCGAGATCAATCCCGGCGGCGTCAAGCCCCTCCGGAAACTCGCCGGCGCTACGCGCTACTATTACGACGATACCATCAAGACCGTGACCATCGGCTTTCTGGATACAAAAAAACGCTATCTTGCGGAGAAACACGCCGAGGGGTTCACCAAGACGGTGGACCGGAGAATGGGGAGGCTCCTGGCCATGTACGGGTTCCCCGTGCGGACCGGGACGATCCTGAAAGTCCCCGCCCGTCCTGTCGTCGGACCTGTATTTGAGCGGGAAAAGGCAAATATCAAAGCACACATCCAACAGAGCGCGGTGAACAATATCTATCGCTATCTCACCGGCAAACCGAAGGACTGGGATAAGCAGGATTTTTATAAAGGAGAAATGTTTCCATCATGAGCGACGCATTCATCAGGGCGCAGATAAAGATCATCCTCGAATCCGTCACCGGGATCGGTGTCGTGCACGATTATTTCCGCTGGCGTCAGAACTGGGCCGACTGGCTGGATCTGATGACACACACATCGGGATCGCCGCCAACCGGCAAAATCAATGGCTGGATGTTTGAACGGGAAAGCATGGCGACGTCGAACATCAATATCCCTATCGGTATGGTCGAGTATGTCCACAATTACACTATCCTCGGCGTCTATGAGATCGACGACGCCGGAGGATCGGGGAAGACGTTCCAGGCGATTCTCGACGCTGTCTGCGAGACATTCAAGGCAAATCGTACATTGAACGGCACGGCGGACCGGCACGACTTCATCCAGATCGAGACGGTCGGGATCGATGATTACGGTGAGGTATCGTATCATTACGCGGGCCTGTCGCTTACGGTTCATGAGAGAGTAAGGAAATAAAACCACAGGGAGGAAATAAACAATGGCACAGCAAGCAGGATCGAACACCGTTATCATATTTGATACGGAAACAACGTTTAAGACAACTCCTGTGTCGGCATCGGCATTCGTCTTACCGTTCGTCTCGGAGTCCGTCCAGCTCAAGCGGAACCTGATATCCTCGAAGACGCTCCGGGGAAACCGGAACCCCCAGGCGCCGGTACGGGGGAACATGGATGTATCGGGCGACATCAACTTTGAGCTTTCCCCGCAGTACGGCAAGCTCTTCAAGCATATTTTCGGCGCGTATGCCGTGGAGGCTCTATCTCCCGGATATCAGCACACCTACAAGATCGGCGCGCTGCCCGCAGGCATGACGATAGAGAAGCAATTTCCCGACCTGGCCGCGCCAAAATATTTTCTCTATAACGGATGCAAGGTCAATAGTTTCAAGCTGTCCTGCAAGACGGAAGGGATGATAGACTGCTCCATTTCACTGATAGGCGCGAAGGAAACCATCGGCGACACTACATTTGATGCTGGACCGGTAGATAACGGACACACGCCCTTTGACGGTTTCACCGGATCGCTGAAACAGGGAGGGACGAGCTTGGCGGTCGTGACTCAGTGTGATCTCTCCCTGGACAACGCCCTCGACGGGAATACGTATGTCATCGACGGCACCGGCGAAAGGCGTTGGCTGCCGGACGGACAGGCAAAAGTGACAGGGAAGATCACAACCCTGTTCGAAGACACAGCCCTGTATGCCCTCGCCAGGGCGCACACGGAAACGACCTTCGAGCTCCACTTCACCGCGGGCGCCGGAGACGGCAGCACAGGGAACGAAAAGCTGTCTTTCTACATGGATGAGATGAAGTTTCAGCCCCAGGCGCCGGTGATATCCGGTCCCACGGGGTTGCTTGTAGAGGTGCCGTTCGAGGCATATCTGAACATTGACGCCGACGAATCCGCCCTGCGGATGATTCTGTTGAGCCCATTGGCGACATTCTAAAGGTGATGTATGGAAAAGAAGAAATATATCATCAACGGCAAAACCTACTGCCAGAAAAAACTGGTGATCTTACAGGTGAAACAGCTCATGGCCGCGCTCGAGGGGGTTGTGTTCCACGACCTGTCGGCCACGGGAGTAATCAAGTCTCTCGATGATTTAGTTCCTTCTATCGCGGCAATTGTGCTGACGCCGGAAGGAGCCAGGATCAAAACCAAGGACATGGCGTTCCTGGCCGATGAATTCGAGAATGAACTGGATTTTGAAAAGGCCCTGGAGGTGACCGCCGATTTTTTGGCATTCAATCCGATCTCTTCGATAGTTTCCAATTTGAAAAAACTGACGGGTATGATGGCCCGGGAACTGGAAGGATCGGACATAAAAACAATAATTTCCTTATCGACGAGATTGTCCGGGAACTCTGCGGTGGAGACATCACCCGAAAAGACCGGGTAGAATGCACCGTCACGATCGCCGAGGCCCGCGAGTGGTATGAATTCAGGATGAAGCAGCGTTATGAATGGCTGGAGATCATCGGCAAAATGTTCAGCGGAGGCGAATCGGCGGCGGATAAATTCTGCCGGGCCTGCAAAGCGGCGAAGAAGAACAAAAACTGCGATCAGTGCGACCGCACAATCACGCTGTTGAAATAGGATATCCATATGGCGGACAACCAGGTATTGATCCAGATCCGGGCCGACGTCGCCGACATCAACGCGAAACTCGCCGACGTCAGGGGCTATATCGGTAAGATCACTGACGAAACGAAACGGATGGCCGACCAGGGCACGACCTCCTGGCAGATGATGGCGGCGGGCATTGCCGGTGTCGTCTATCTGTTCAATCAGGCGAAACAGGCCATCAGCCAGGTTGCGTCTCCCATTCTGGATATGGCCCGGGCGTTCGGGGAACAGGAACAGGTCACGTTGCGTCTCACCTCCGTACTGGCCGCCCACGGCATCACATCGAAAGAAGTCGTTGATGCCTATGCGGACATGGCGTCCGCGATGCAGAAGACGACACAGTATTCCGACGAGCAGATTGCGAGCGTCCAGGAGGTATTAACCAATTGGGGCGTCATGCCGAGCAAAATGCGGGAGGCGGTGGAAACGACGATCGCCCTCGCTGTCCGCACGGGAGATCTGAATTCCGCAGCAGAAATATTGGGCCAGGCATTCGACGGCAATACGCGGCGGCTGGGCAGATTATTGCCGGGAATTAAAGGGCTGGAGACCGGATCGCTCTCCGCCGGCGACGCGATGAAGCGGATCCGGAGCGCCATCGGAGATACCGCCCAGAGGGAAGCGGAAGGGTATATCGGCAAGGTCAAGCAATTGGATAACGCCTGGGGCGATTTTAAGGAGACGCTCGGCCAATATGTCGTACCCGCATTGAAAAGCCTCATCGAGGAATCCATGAATGGCATCCACGCCCTGGAGAGATTGATGGGCGTCAACACCCTCGCGTGGAAACGGAAGGAGCTCCAGCTCGTCGAAGAGAAAATCAAGGCGATGGAGAAAGGGGCAGCCCCCACGGTGGGAGGCGAGTTTGCCCAGTATGACAAAGGCGGGGAGGAACTAAAGGCCCTCATCGATCAAAAGAATCAACTCACCGCGGAAATCGCCGCGGCGGACGCGAAAAACAAGGAAACCCTCAATAAAGCGGATAAGGATTTCATCAAGACCAGAAGCGCCGCCGGTGACGATAAGGCAAAATCCGCCCGGGAAGCATGGGAGGCTGTCGCCCGGGGACTGCAGGCAGAGATGGAGAAGGCGGAACTGTTCGATCCCCTCGAAAAATCGCTTGTTGACTTTGAAAATTCTCTCGTAGACCTCGACAGGAAGGTCGCCGATCTCCTCGAAAAGGCCGCAAAACTCCCTACCGCGGGAGAGCGAAAAGAGGCGAAGGCGCTTGTCGTAAAGTATAAAGAAGCCGAAACGGGCAAGCTCGTGGAAGAGTCGGCCCAAAAGGGAATCGACGAGTACCTGAAAAAAGAAAAAGACGCCCTGGCCCTGGAGAAGGCCTGGGAGGAAATATTCAAGAAACGCCAGTCCGCGCGGGAAGCCGAGATCAACGCGCAGCTCGCCTCTCTCGATATCGCCGAAAAAGAGGGCACATATCACCGGGATACCATCGAGGAGCGGATCCGGCTCATGAACGAGCTGAAGACCATCCAGGAAGACTATCTCGCCACACTCGACAAAATGAAAGACGCCTCTGCCTGGTACGCGCAGGCGAATGCCATCAACGCCACGAAAACGAAGATCCTCGAGCTGAGAGCGGAATTTACGCCCCTTACGACCGCTCTCCGCGCATACGCCGACAACGCGACGAATGTCGGGGAGCAGCTTGGCACGGCACTGACCGGCGCCTTCAAGGGGGCGGAAGACATGTTCGTCGAATTCTGCATGAACGGCAAGGCCTCATTCAGCGATTTCGCGAAATCGATCGCTGCCGATCTGCTCAGGATACAGGTGCGTTCACTGATCACCGGCCCCGCCGCGAGCTGGCTGGGGAGTTTACTTTCGTTTACCGGTGGTGCGAGCGGAAACGCTTCGGGCAATGCCTTTTCCCGGGGCTATGTTCTTCGCTTTGCCGACGGCGGCGTATTCGACAAACCCACCTATTTTCGGATGGCGAACGGCATAGGATTGATGGGCGAGGCCGGCCCGGAGGCGGTGATGCCACTGGCGCGGGGGCCGGACGGCAAACTCGGCGTAAAGGCAGCCGCGACCGCAGGAGGGATTTCCGTACCTTTGAGCATATCGTTCTCCCTCCCCTTCAATGATAAAAAACTGGTCTCCGCCCTGCGGTCCGAAATAGAAGGCAAACTGCCCGGAATGGTCGAAGGCGTAATCAAGAGGCATATGTAATGTCCACTATAATAATCGGAGGCATTACCCTCGCACAGAACCCGACAGAAATGACGGTGATCAGGCCGCAGAAATCCTGCGCCGTCGTACAGACCTATGAATCCGCAGCATACTTTTCCTGGGGAGCCAGCATTGTCGGGCTGGAGCTCGAATTGTCTTTCGCCTATATGGATGCAGCCGAATTTGAAAGCCTCGATGCCCTCTACCGGGCCGATGCGGCGATCGTGTTCGACCCCCAGGACGGATCATCCCCTCCCGTGACGTACAATGTAGAGATGACAAAGCTGGACTGCAAGTATTACCTGGCCCTGGACAAAACCGCGGGAAATTGCCGGAAGAATGTCACGGTTACCTTACTTGTACTCAGTGAGGCGTAAGTATGGCGCTCACTCTTGATGCGGCATTAGCCGCAGCACAGGACTCACAAAGCCGGAAGCCTTTAGTCGAAATCATATCCTCTCAGAGCGTTGCCGATATTCCGTTTGACGGCACAACGCTGAACGCCGGTACATTCAATCAATATGGCGCCAATATCATAACGCATTCATCAGGCCGGTTGTGCCTGGCATATTGCTACGGTCCCGATGCCGACGGTGATTGCGGCATCAAATACGTCTATACCAATGTCGAGCGCACTGAGTTCTTCACGGTCACGATAGAGCTGTTTACGGATCCTCAACATATAATGGACAGCGTTTCGCTTTGCGAGATGACAGATGGTACTATCGGTATGATCTATACCTACCATGTTACCAGTACCGGCAAGACCCATGTATGGCGAAAAGTGATTGACGAGTTCGGCGCCGCCGTAAGCGGAGGGGAGATATGGAATCAGAATACTTCAGTATTCCTGTCCGATCCCTGGGTAAGCGCCATGGGCGCGGATTCATACATGATGATCTTTGGACTCCCGAGCGGTTCCGACTTCTACCTTTACACGCGCACATCAACAGACTTCGTTACATGGTCAGCGGCTTCCGCGCTTTCGATAGGCGGCCTGACATCAACATTCAGGCTGTCCAACCCTTCCATGCTTAAGATCAGCACCGGCGATTGGTGGTTGTGGTTCGATGTGCTTGAGGACACAAGCGCAACCGGCTATGAGCTGACCAATATCTATTATTCGGTTTCATCGGATAACGGCGCCACATGGAGCAATGCCGCAAAGATCACACATTACAGCCTGTTCAGCAGGAGGGGATTACATCCCGTGGCCGCGCAAAAGGCCGCCAACCAGATGCACGTATTATTTACCGAATTCTGCGGCGCCATGCACATGGAGCATCATGATGCAGGATGGCCTGCCGGAGGGCAGGATGAGGTCAGGGAGTTATCGTGGGATTCCGTGAACAGGAAATTATACTGCCTAAGTACAAATTCGGGAGGGGTCTTATATAATATCGTCCGGATTGACGTAGACACATGGCTCATTGATAAGTATTGGGATACCACAACGACTCCGGCGATACCGGCCGGATTCACCATACGGCAGGTAGGAGCCAACCGTCATGACGGACATCAT